AAAAATTCAGGCAGTTGCAGGGGGCCAAGCCGAAATTTATAGTAAAACGTATCAAGGGGCCTTAGACGTAATGAATGTTGAAACTACAAACCTTAAAGAAACAATCGGCGCGGCTTTCTTACCGACATTATCGCAAATGGCAAAAGATACAACGGCCTTTATTGAAAAGGTTATTGCTTGGGAAGAAAAAACGAAAACGGTTGAAAATGCAATTAAGGCAGTCAAAGACGCAATCAGCACAGCGACAGATTTTATCAACACACACAAAGAAGGAATAAAAACGCTTATCGGAGTATTAACGATAATTTTTCTTCCGGCATTGGTGGCCGTTACTATTCAATTAGGAATCAATTTCGTTACGGCAATCGCAAGCGCAATAATGAATATAGCGATGTTTGCGATTGAAGGTTGGGCGGCAATAACAATGTTAATCGCTAAAGCTGTTCAATTAGGAATAGCAACAATAGCGTTTATAGCCCACACGATAGCTATTACTGCTACGACAATCGCAACGGGAATACTTACGGCGGCCACTTGGTTATTGAACGCGGCCCTTGCTGTTCTTACTTCGCCGATTTTCTTAATCATTCTTGCAATAGGGGCGCTTATCGCAATCGGTGTTTTGCTATGGAAAAATTGGGACACCGTAAAAGCCGCCGGCGCGGAAGTTTGGCATTTCTTGGTTCAATGTTGGGAAACGTTAGTAGAGAACATCAAGTTTATCGGCGGGAAGTTACTCGACGCGATTATGTGGCCGTTCAATGAAGCCAAGAAAAAAATTCAAGAAGTTGTTAATTGGATCAAAGATCGATTGGATTTTACACAAAGACATTCGCCGTCAGTCGTTGATATTGTTAAAAACGGCGTAAGTAAAGTTAACGACGCTTTGGCCGAATTAGATTGGGCTACCAATTTTAGCCCGAACCTTGTAAACAATCAGGTAGGCGCGGGCGTCGGAACAGGGGGAAATATAATTCAAATTTCAATGGCAGGGGCAAATATAAGCAGTCCGGAAATGGCGGAAGAATACGCAGAACTTATGGGCGACAAAATTATCGATAAGTTAGGAAGATCGGTTAGAACTTAGCTATGACTACTTATGCAATTACGATTAACGGCGTCGATAGAACGGATTGTATAGAAAATAAAAGCGTTCAGATTACCGACGAATCAAACGATAAGGCTTCTTCCCTTCGATGTAGCTTCTTTGATAAATCACAATTAGGCGATCCCGTACTCGATCAGGAAATAATCGTTCTAAAAGATAGTGTTCGATTGTTCGCCGGAAGAATTACGAATATAGATTTTAACCGCTTGGGCGCAAGCGAAGTAATTTTAACTATAACAGCAACCGATTACCACCGCGACCTTGATCGAAATTTAGTAGTCGAAGCCTACGAAGATATGACCGACAAGGAAATCATCGAACATATTATCGCCAATTATTGTCAGGGAACAGGAATTACGGCGGTCAATGTTATCGAGGGGGTAACAATAAATAAAATTGTCTTCAATTACGTTCAGCCTTCACAATGCTTTAGAAAACTTTGTGACTTAACGGGCCGATCTTGGTATATTGATTACGATAAAGACGTTCACTATTTCCCACCGGCTACAGACGTCGCGCCTTTTAACATTGATTCTACGACCGACGATTATTCAAAATTAAAAATCAGCAAGGACAATGCCGATATAAGAAACAGGGTTTACGTCCGGGGATCGACTTATTTATCGGACGCAATAGTAATTTCGCAAGTTGCCGACGGAGAACAGATAGTATTTTTACTTCCTAACAAACCCCACGAATTCACGATGAAAGAGGGCGGAGTAACAAAGTCAGTCGGTATTCTCAATGTGGACGATCCGGCGGGCTATGACTATATGCTTAATTATCAGGAAAAATATGTCACAAAAGCCAACGGAACGCCCCCGGCCGCTACTACAGTTATGGAATTTACTTTCAAATACGATATTCCCGTTCTTGTTGCAGTTGAAGACAGAGATTCGATTGAGGACATAGGACAATTCGAATATGCAATTTTTGACACGTCAATTCAGAACTTAGACGACGCAAGATCGCGCGCGCAAGCGGAACTTGCAGACTACGCAAATTCTATTATCGACGGGTCTTTTGAAACATTAACCGACGGCTTCCGGGCCGGACAATATCTACATATCGATCTTGATGATTTCGATATTGACGACAATTACTACGTTCAAAAAGTAAGCGCTAGATCGTTAGGTGGCGGAGAATATAAGTATACCGTTTCAGTCGCCAATACTAAAAAGCTAGGGATAATCCTTTTCTTGATAAAGATGTTAGAGAATGACAAAAACGCATTGAACATTGATCCGAACGAAGTCGTAGACGAATTGTTTACACCGACAGGGGAACAAGTGGAAATCAGCGATTCCTTAATTAGCGATTCGCTTATATCACCGCCCTTTAAGTGGGGATCGTTCAAGTGGGGACTAGCGGAATGGTCTTAAAGTTACTATAATAAACTTAGGATATGGAAAATAAAAGCGGGTTAAAAATATCGGTAAACGTAGTCGGAACTTTACGGGACGCAAGAACCGGAAAGATCACCGGACAATTTAAGGGTAAAAATCTAGCCGTAAATGTCGGTCTTTATTCAATCGCCGCAAGACTGGCCGGAACAGATATTCCCGCGAATACAAAAGGCGCTATAACCTATTGCGCCGTAGGAACAGACAATACCCCCGCCGCCGCCGGACAGATAAAATTAGTTACGGAAATTTTTAGAAAATTAGTGTCCGTTCGATCGTCCACGTTAGCCGTAGCAAGATTTAGAACTTTTTTCAATACAGATGAAGCAAATGATACTCTTTTGGAATTGGGGCTTTTTGGCGACGACGCGGCAATAACGGCAGATTCCGGAACTTTATTTTGCAGAATCGTTATTAACAAAACAAAGACGTCCGCCGAAACGTTAACCCTTGATTGGGAAGTAACGGTAGCGGCGGCTTAAAAATATGGCAACATTGTATAGTTCGGACGTAGTAGTAGGGAATGACGCTAACGCGGCAGACCTAAACAATTTAAGAAAAGATTTAAGACTTGCGATTAAAGACCCGCAAACGGACACGGACGGGGCGACTATCACAGTCGACTTATCGCTTGGCGCCGTTCATAAAGTAACATTAGGCGGAAATCGCACGATTGCTTTTTCTAATCCAAGAGAAGGACAAAGTTTTATGTTGCTTGTAAAGCAAGACGGAACGGGAAATCGTACGCTTGTTTGGCCGACGGTAAAGTGGAGTGACGTAACTACGCCGGTCTTATCTACTACAGCCGCAAGGGTCGATATTTTCGCCTTTTTTTATGACGGAACCGATTATTTTGGAACGATAGTCGGTCAAAATTATGGGTAAACTTCTACCGGTATTAGACGCTTCCGCACAAGGCTATAGTACCAACGATAATGATTTTCAATGGACGCATACATTCGGAAGGCCAATCGGCCGGAACGGACTTATCATAATTGCGGGTACGGGCCAAGAAACAGGCGGCGAAGAAAATCCGGAAGAAATTAACGTAATTTATTTTATTCACCCGATTAACGGTTGGACGGCCGCTACAAAAATCGCCGACGCCAACATTCAGGAAAGCGGATATTCTTTGTACTCTATAAAATACTCGGAACTTCCGGCCGGAACGACAAGCGTAGTTATAGGAATAAATTATAAAGATAATCCAAAAACCCCGAATGTTTGTAGGGGAATATCGGCTTCCTTTAGAAACGTTAAGGATCAGGTAAGGGAAGCCCATAGCGAAGGCACAAGGCAAGACGGCAACGGCGGACACCGCCCCGCTACAATAACCACGTTAACATACAAGGCGTTAGTCATTGGATATTTTGGAGAAAGAACAGCAGTCAGTTTTAGCGACATATCTTCACCGGCTTTTAGTTTAATCAGGAAAAACGAGGGCGGCGAAAATAACGGCTATCAAGGATTGTATTATAGAACGGTCAATACCCCCGGATCAGTTACTTTTGAAATCAATCCGACTAATCCCGAAGCAAACGCAGTCTTTGTGGTCGCCTTTGAAGCGGCTAACGGTGGCGGCGCGGCGCTTTTTGGTATATTATAAGTATATGACAGAAAATTTATTGGGAACTTTGGCGGAACACGGATTACTAGGGTTAATGCTAGTAATCGCCTTGATCGGGATTTTCTTTCTATACAAAGAAGCCAAAATGGAACGCAACGACAGACTTACCGATATGAAGGACGTTTGGCAAAAAGACGTTGAGTATAGGGCAGAACTCAAAAACTTAATCCAGTCAATTTTAGATTTACTAAGGGTTAAGAGCAAATAATATGACAATGAATTTTCTAAAAAAGTTTATTTTCAATGATGATCGGGACAAAAGAAAGACCCTTGCGAAAAAGATTATAAAGGGTAGGGAATCCGATATTAAGGAAATACGAAAAGTAAATAGGCGTGTTAGAATGTTAATAGGTAACGGATCAATCGAAGTAACGATCAGGAATGTTAACGGAGTAATCCGGGAATGTGGGAAGAAGAAAAGATGAACTATACAATAATTTTATTTATAATTAAGTGTCTAACAGAAATTCCGCTTTTCATTTTGTTATACATTCAAGGGCGGAATTTATATTTAAGGTGGTCTACTAGCAACGGATTGAGAAAAACAAGAATCGCTTTGTTTCTTTTGACCGCAGTTATTTTTATTGAAACACTACTTCACGTTGCCGCAGATATAAACGAAATCTTTTTAGGCGGATCGGTGGCCCAATTCTTAGAAAATCATCAGCCGGAAACGATCTTAATTAGACTTTTTATTAGCTTATCTGTATACTATTTTTATATCTTAATATGGCAGAAGCAAGATCACTAGGAAACGACATATCAAAATATCAAGGTGATGTTAACTTCGACGTTTATAAGAATAACGCAAACTTCGTAATTGTTAAAGCTACAGAAGGAATCGGATTCATTGATTCAAAGTTTTCTCGCAATCAGTCGGAAGCTCGTCGCGCGGGGCTTCCGATTGGTTATTACCATTTCGCCCGTCCCGATTTAGGCAATAGCGCACAGGCAGAAGCGGATTACTTCTTAAAGATCGTAGGATCGCCCGTAGAGGGCGAGGTCTACATACTGGACTATGAACCCGCTTCTAATCCGAACGACGTCGTAGTGTGGTGTAAAGCGTTCTTAGATAGGGTTGTAGAAGTGATTGGGGTCAAACCCTTGATCTATCTTAATCAATCACAAGCTAAAGGGTTTAATTGGCAACCGATTATTGACGCCGGATATGGGCTTTGGATTGCGGCTTATACGGGAAGCCCGCTAAATAACACCGCAGAAATT